AAGGGCTGTGAATTGATCTCAATTCGCACTTTGACTTTAGCTTTCATAGCAGCAAAACCATCTAATTTATATACATTTTGGTTAAGATTGTTAGCGCCCACCTTAAATAGAGCAGAAGGAAAAGTTAGATTTGCCAAGGTATCTCCTGCGGCTAAAGTAAAGGCCCAGGTTCCTTGGCTGATGATGACCATACGACTCAAAAAATTCTGAATCGTGTGGTCGGCAGTCTCTGTGATGGAATCATACATAATAGACGGCATGTCTGCTTCTCTCGTGACATACTTGTCCGTTGCTGTAGTTCCATCATCTCTTAGTGTAATCGTGTCCGTTGTCGTTGCTTGGGTCGTCGTCAAAATGTCGGGGTCTGCGTTGAAATTTTGTTGTTGTTCAGTAAGCTGTTCCTTAGACGCTCGCTAGCTCAGGCGTAGCGTCGCACCAATGTTCCCTTGGATAATGTGGGGCTGCCACAGGCGATCCTAGGGTATAAGAGTAAATACTCCCGCCTCTTCCGTCGATAGCGTTGCTTAGATCCTTGAATGCATTGGAATTTTGTATAGATCTTGCAGGTTCACATCGACGGGGTACATCATGGCCTGAAATGACTTTCATCTGGTGGTAAGTTGGGCCTTCATCAACAAATCCAGTTATGTTAGCTTCGATTGCGCATTGCACAATCCTGGGCGCGTAGTCATTATAAACGCGGCATCCATGCATAGCTAACTCCTTGAGAACGTCGGTGATCACCATCGCTTCTTCTGGGCTCGAATCAACTCCTTTAGACTTAGTCCAATTGAGCATTTCCAAGCGAGTTTCCAATTCTGCGGGGCACATATAGGCAGGTGTTAAGCCTGTTTTAGTGTCCACACGTCTAAAGAACCTCTTCAAAAAAGAAACTTCGGTGATGGTCTTGTGGGGTCGGGGGTCGTCGCTCTTGTCGGCAGGGGTGTAATCCATGCCGAACTGTTTCATCATGGCGGTAATAGTGTTCATATTAAACCAAGAAATAATATCGGGGCTCACAGAGTAGATATTGTCATCTCCATAAGCTACCAATTTCACTTTCTTGTTAAATGTCTCCATATTGTCACCGGCTTGCTTGTAAAGGCGAGCCAGCATCAAATAGGCACATCTGAATATTATGTTCACATAGAGGCTATTCACCTCTGCCGTCGCCACAAATCCACTGGGTAGTGAATGTGTACACTGATAGACTCTGTCTCGACACAAACGCACTGCATAAACAACATGGTACCATAAGTTCCTTCGAATTCGGGTATTTCCGTCATTGTACTGCGCGTCTAATATCTCGAAAATCTTCCACATTATCTTGTCTATCAGTGTTCCATCGAAAAGTCGAAAATCGCCGTCCAATAACAAGGGAGAGTTTGACAATAAATGACTGGCTAAGGAATCCCATTCCTTACTCCAGACATTCAAGCCTACTGCAATCCCATTGAAAATGCGGCCAAGTCTAAGATTAACTAAAGCGGTCATAAAATACATTCTAAAAGCGATATTAAAATGCATGGGTCCGTTGGAAATAACTCGCGTCTTTCCAGCCTTCACCTTCTCCTCTGGTCTTCGTTCATCCTTCAACGTGTCAACCCAAATCACCTCGAAAGGCTCATCGTTTCGACACTTCTCAATCAACTCCTCGGTGTCTCTCCTCA